AGTCGGTCCTATACATAAGAGCGATATGGGGGGCGTTGCCTTGAATATCCGAAGTGAGGAGCATCTGATATTCGAATATGAACGGATGATGCGTCTGCCTGATGTGACGGCCGTTATGGTACAACCGATGTTGAAAGGGCAGGAGTTGTTCTTAGGAGCTAAGTATGAAGACCGGTTCGGTCATGTCGTGCTTTGCGGTCTGGGAGGCATTTTTGTCGAAGTGCTGAAAGACGTCTCTTATGGTCTATCACCTCTGTCGTATGACGAAACTTATTCCATGATCCGTTCCCTGCGCGGTTATCCTATTATAAAGGGAACACGCGGCCAGCGGGGAGTGGATGAACAGCAGTATGCGGATATCATAGTCCGCCTGTCCACATTGCTCCGTTTTGCATCCGAAATCAAGGAAATGGACATCAATCCTCTTGTTGCGACTGAGCGGGGGTTGTTTGCCGTAGATGCACGTATACGAATTGAGAAGTGATTGATCTTGGATAAATTTCTGATACTAAATGTCCTGTATTCCGAAAGTCTTATAAAAAACTTTTGGAATACAGGACATTTCTTTTAGGCTTTAAAAATTCCCGCACGCAAATGTAGTTATTTACCGAATATGGATGGTAAAAAATAGTTGTAAAACATCTAAAATTATTTAACCATACATGCGAATGCGATCTTTAAATAGCATATATTTGCAGCATTGCAATCTGGAGATAGCAAAACTAAAATCTAAAATTAAATACTGTCGAATATGGAAAGAAAAAGAGTTTACACATTCGGAAATGGAAAAGCCGAAGGTAAAGCAGATATGAGAAATCTGCTGGGTGGTAAAGGTGCTAACCTTGCCGAAATGAATCTGATTGGTGTTCCGGTTCCTCCGGGTTTTACTATTACCACAGAAGTATGTTCCGAATATTATGATTTAGGAAAAGACAAAGTGGTTGAATTGTTGAAATCAGACGTTGAAAAGGCAATCGCCAATATTGAGACGTTGATGAATTCAAAGTTTGGAGATGTTGCCAATCCGTTGTTGGTATCCGTTCGTTCCGGTGCACGTGCATCTATGCCGGGTATGATGGACACAATCCTGAATTTAGGTTTGAACGATGAAGTGGTGGAAGGACTAAGCCGTAAGACGAACAATCCTCGGTTTGCATGGGATTCATATCGCCGTTTCGTACAAATGTACGGAGACGTCGTGTTGGGTATGAAACCGACCAACAAGGAAGATATCGATCCATTTGAAGCAATTATCGAAGAAGTCAAGGAAGCGAAAGGAGTGAAGCTTGACAATGAACTGGATGTGGAGGATCTGAAAGCACTGGTCGCTAAATTCAAAATGGCTGTCAAGGCTCAGACTGGTAAGGATTTCCCGACTTCCGCCTATGAACAACTTTGGGGCGCCATTTGTGCTGTGTTTGACAGCTGGATGAACGAACGCGCTATCCTCTATCGTAAGATGGAAGGGATTCCTGCCGAATGGGGCACGGCTGTCAGCGTACAGGCTATGGTGTTCGGCAATATGGGCGATACTTCCGCTACCGGTGTATGTTTCTCTCGTGATGCCGGTAACGGAGAAGACCTCTTCAATGGTGAATACTTGATCAACGCACAAGGCGAAGACGTGGTGGCTGGTATCCGTACACCGCAACAGATCACGAAGATTGGTTCGCAGCGTTGGGCGGAACGTGCTGGTATTTCAGAAGAAGACCGCGTCGCCAAATATCCTTCAATGGAAGAAGCCATGCCGGAAATCTATAGGCAACTGGACGAACTGCAAACAAAGCTGGAAAACCATTATCATGATATGCAGGATATGGAATTCACCGTGCAGGAAGGAAAACTGTGGTTCCTGCAAACCCGTAACGGAAAACGTACCGGTGCTGCAATGGTTAAAATCGCAATCGACTTGTTGCATCAAGGTATGATTGACGAGAAGACAGCATTGAAACGTATCGAACCGAATAAACTGGATGAACTGCTTCACCCGGTATTCGACAAGGTGGCCGAGAAACAGGCGAAAGTTTGGGTGAAAGGCTTGCCGGCATCTCCGGGAGCGGCAACAGGGCAGATCGTGTTCTTCGCCGATGATGCGGCAAAATGGCATGCTGACGGAAAGAAGATCGTAATGGTCCGTATCGAAACATCCCCTGAGGACCTGGCTGGTATGGCTGTTGCTGAAGGTATTCTGACTGCTCGTGGTGGTATGACTTCGCATGCTGCCGTTGTTGCACGCGGTATGGGTAAATGCTGCGTATCCGGTGCCGGAGCTTTGGAAATCGATTATAAGAATAAGACCGTAGAAGTCGATGGTATTAAGCTGAAAGAAGGCGACTATATTTCTATAAACGGTACGACCGGTACGGTTTATGTCGGAAAGGTAGAGACGAAGGCTGCCGAACTGTCCGGTGATTTTGCCGAATTGATGACTTTGGCAGATAAATATACGAAGTTACAGGTTCGCACGAATGCCGATACTCCGCACGATGCTACGATCGCACGCAATTTCGGTGCTGTAGGTATTGGTTTGTGCCGCACGGAACATATGTTCTTCGAAGGTGAAAAAATCAAAGCCATGCGTGAAATGATCCTGGCGGAAGATGCGGAAGGGCGTAAGAATGCACTGGCAAAGATCCTGCCTTACCAGAAGGAGGACTTCAAAGGTATTTTCAAGGCAATGGCAGGTTGTCCGGTAACCGTGCGTCTGCTCGATCCTCCTTTGCATGAATTCGTTCCTCATGATCTGAAAGGTCAGGAAGAAATGGCTGAAGCAATGGGCGTATCGGTAAAAGAGATCCAGAAACGAGTTGAATCATTATGTGAACATAACCCGATGTTAGGACATCGGGGTTGCCGTTTGGGTAATACATATCCCGAAATCACAGAAATGCAGACACGTGCCATTTTGGGAGCCGCTCTTGAACTGAAGAAGGAAGGTATTGAAGCTAAACCTGAAATCATGGTTCCGCTGACGGGTATCTTATACGAATTCAAGGAACAAGAAAAAGTGATCCGTAAAGCTGCCGCACAGTTGTTTGAAGAAATGGGAGACAGCATCGACTTCAAGGTCGGTACGATGATCGAAATTCCGCGTGCGGCATTGACTGCCGACCGTATTGCTTCTTCTGCCGAGTTCTTCTCGTTCGGTACAAACGACTTGACACAGATGACCTTCGGTTACTCTCGCGACGATATCGCTTCCTTCCTGCCTGTTTATTTGGAAAAGAAGATTCTGAAAGTCGATCCGTTCCAAGTTCTCGATCAGAATGGAGTGGGACAGTTGGTGCGTATGGCTACAGAAAAGGGACGTGCTATCCGCCCGGATCTGAAATGTGGTATCTGTGGCGAACATGGCGGTGAACCTTCTTCTGTGAAGTTCTGCCACAAAGTAGGACTGAACTATGTATCCTGTTCACCCTTCCGCGTTCCAATTGCACGTATCGCAGCGGCGCAGGCTGCTATAGAAGACTGATATTTCTTTAGAAATACACTTTAATTATCAATAAGTTAGGCTGATAGATAGTTGTTGAGCTGTCTGTCAGCCTTTTATTATTTATTGCGTTATAAGCGTAAAATGAATAAAATGTAGGTAGATGTTTAGAAATAGTTTAGTATTTTTGCAACATATGTTTAGAGTATGTTTAGAGTTCTAAATTGTTGATTTATGGCAACTTTCAAGACATGTGTGCAAAAACAGAGAAGTGACGGTTTTTATCCCGTTTACATAAGGGTTACTCATAATCGAAAATCGTCTTACATAAAAACGGATAAGATGGTGGATAAAAAAGGATTAACACGCACAGGCGAAGTGAAAGATCCTTTTGTGTTATCTTTTTGTTCAGACATTATTAAGACATATATAGATAAAGCCAATAAAGAAGATATATCGAAGTGGAGCATAAAAGAGCTTGTTGATTTTTTGGAAAAAACAGAAACCGACGTGTGCTTTTCAGATTTTGCACGAAAATATAAGTTTGAAATGGCAAAATCCGGTCAAGAAAGAAATGCAAAAAATTATCAGTTGGCGTATCAGCATTTGGAAAGATTCGCCGGGACGAATAAACTGATGTTTTCCAGATTCACAACTAAGTTTGTAAATGATTGGATGAAATCTTTATCTGGAACATCAAGGGCGAAAGAGATGTATCCTGTTTGCGTACGACAAATATTCAAAGCTGCCATATTGAAGTATAACGATTATGACCGTGGGCTTATCCAGATAAAAACGAATCCTTGGCCAAAGATTGTTATTCCTAAATCCGATAAGCCGGAACATAAGGCCATACCTGCTTCAGAAATAAAAAAATTCTTTGAATTACCTCTTCCTCCTTCAAAGATGAAATGTCCACTCCCGGAATTAGCTCAAGATGTTGCCAAGATGGTGATGTGTTTGGCAGGTATAAATACTGCAGATTTGTATCATCTGAAGGTATCTGATTATAAAGATGGGAAAATTTCCTATAATAGACGGAAGACGGCTAAGTTCAGGAGTGATGGTGCGTATATGGAACTGGATGTGCCGGATATTTTAAAAGACTTGTTTGAAAAATACAAATCTGAAGACGGGGATGAATATCTTTTTAATTTCCATAAACGTTATTCTGATAATGACATTTTTAATGTGAATGTGAATGGCGGTCTAAGGAAAATTTGTCAATTCAATGAACTTCCAGAGTCATATTGTGTCTACACGTTCCGGCATAGCTGGGGAACGATTGCGAGAAATGATATAAGGGCAACTATGTATGATGTGGCGTTTGCCATGAACCATGCAAGCGCTCATAAAGTGACGGAGGTATATGTCAAACCAGATTACTCGATTGTTTCGGAGTTAAACCGGAAAGTGATAGATTTTGTGTTTTATGATAAGTTGCCGGATTTATTGGAAGATGATGTAGATGTGGAGCAAACTCAATTTAGAATATCATTCAAAAACATGGTCCGTGGCACTGTGTTTTTCCAAGAGAAGAAAATATATTCGTTTGAAGATTTGGGGTATAACAATGTTAACGATGTAATTTCCGAGTTGGTAAAACATCTTCCAGAAGATATGCCTATTGGGAGTAAAGCGTTGTTTAGGGTTGATAATCTGGACAAAAAAGAACACAGATTTTACGAACGGCAAAAAGGAAAGGGTTTTTCATAGGAACGGCAATCTTTTGGGTAAGCCTTTTATTTGTTCCAAAATAACAGTTACTACATTACTTGCAATGCCTTACTTTGTAAAAAGTAAGAATCTATGAATAAGGTCAATGTTGGGCTGGGAGGTATAAGCCGTAATACAGATGATGGCGTGTCAAAAGACGGGATGTGCTCGGAACTGATAAATGCACGTCCTAAAAACGGATCGATAGAACCCGTTGGGAGGCCAATACTTGAACGTCAGTTTGCAGAGGGAAAATCTCCGGTATTTGTGCACGAAAACGGCACGTACGAGCATTTGATTTCGTATGCCAATGACATTGTCCTTTTCGATAGCGATAAAGTGGACGGGCAATGGGTTGTAAAGAATACAGCTTTCGCGCAGATACCTGGCGTAAAGCAGATACAATCTGTCGGGAATATCCTCGTCATGGCGACGGGCGAAAGTATCCATTATGCAATATTTATAGGTGGGGAATATACATATCTTGGTGATCAGATTCCGGAACCGTCGATCCGTTTTTCTTGTATTAAAGAAGAAGCTGTCTACTCGGATGATATATCGTGTAATTTGGAGCCGGCAGTTCGTATTCAGGATGTCGGGAGCCTTGCAACATTGAACGAGGCCGGGGAAAAGATTATTACCAATTCTTTTAAAGCAAGTTATTACAAACTGTTGCAAGAAGATGTGTATGATGCAGGACATGTTATATATCCTGTCCTTGTAAGGTATGCCGTCAGGCTGTTCGATGAGAGCTACGTGATGCATTCGTCCCCGCTGCTGGTCGGCGAACCAAATTTTATTAGGATGGCAGTAAGTAAAACCAAATTTGATTTTGACTCCCTGTCGGTGGAAGGTTTTACTTATAAACTTATCGCAAACCCTCGGACCATAGGCGTTAAATATGATTTATCCGGCTTGTCCGGCTGGAAAGATGTCGCTTCGTCTGTGGACATATTCGTTTCAAGACCGTTTGTAATCAATGATCTTGATAGTACGATAAAAACAGTGACCGTTTTGGATAAGAATAATATGATGGTGGATCTCCCGTTTAAGTCGGAAAGCGAATTGCTTGAAGAAATAGGGGATATATCTAATTTTTATCTTGTCAAAAGCATCCCGATCGGAGATATATCGAACGGGTTTGAAAATATATTTGCCGAAGGCAAGGCATTTAAGAACCTGGAACAACAAGATGTCGCAACTGATGATGATTTTACGAGAAGCGGGATAACCGGAAACCTGTATACATATAACGGAAAGCTGCATGTAGGGAACATCCGGGAAAAACTTGCCAAACCCTATCCTCTGGGAATGTTTGCGGTTAGTGACATTAACGAATTTACGGTAAATACGGAGGTGCATGTCAAGACGGAAAGCGGAATGAAAATAGTACATGGAGCAAGTACGGCCTATGGTGCTATGGTTTCCCCCTACCTGTCTTACCCGGATTCACGGGCGGTCAAAATGATTATCTACAATGATAAGTATTACGATGAGATTCCGTTAAAGCCGCATCCTTTTTTGAACATAGCCTATAGCTTAAAAGGACTTTATCCTTACTCGATAACCGATAAGTATGGGACCTATACGCCTTTGCCAGAAGATTCCGTGTCGGTTGCTCCCAACAAATTGAAGGTATCAAATGTCTCAAACCCGTTTTATTTTCCCGCCAAACAAACATATACGGTTTCGAGTCGTAACATAGTGGCAATGGCTACAGCGACAACGGCCTTGTCGACGGGCCAGTTCGGGCAATTTCCTCTTTATGTGTTTACGGGCGAAGGTGTTTTTGCCTTATCGGTCGGAACCGGCGATATCGCTTATGCAAATTCTTTTTCTGTGACACGGGATGTATGCAATAATCCGGATTCCATTGTTTCCACTGATGATGCAATTGTGTTTTCTACGGATTCGGGGCTGAAGGTCCTATCAGGATCGACTGTAAGAGATATATCGTCCGACATGGAAGGTTATCTTCCTACGGCAGTCGACAGTTCGCCTATAATTAAGAAAATTGCAGGTGTGGGTGGATTCAGTGACAAACTTTCCTCCACTGAATTTATTTATTATTTGGAGGAAGCAAAGGTCGGGTATAACTATGAAGACAAAGAGGTTATTGTAGCAAACCGGAACTACCCATATTCCTATGTGTTCAATATGCAATCAGGTAGCTGGTACAAGATTTCCGCTTCAATCAACCGCTTTCTAAACTCTTATCCCGAATGTTTGGCCGTATTCAACGACCACGGGGTTTACAATATGCACAATGGGCATAGGACAGTCAACAAAATACTGTTACTGACTCGTCCTATCAAGTTTGGTACGCTTACCCATAAACGCATCGTGCAATCAGCTATTCGTGGCGTAATACGTCCATCCGAATCATTAGTATATTTTCGCGGAGAAACGGTTAAATTCAGGGATCAAGAGATTTTGGCTTTCAGCAAATGTGGCTTCTATATCTTGGGTAGCAACGATGCCGAACACTTTATTCTGCTGTCTGGGCGTGAAAAGATTGAAGACGTACGCGATCTTATTACCAAGATGAACAAAACGAAAGCGTTCAAATATTTCATGATAGCTTTGGTCGGGGGGATACGCACGGATGTCGCGTTAAACTATATTGAGTTTATGGTGGATGAAACCTACACGAATCGCTTGAGATGATATTGATGCAAATGTTGTATTGTTGTATAACTTTTGTATCTTTGCATAAATGAAAAAAATAATCACATATAAAGGGTATTTTGCGGATTTCGTAGAGAAACTATCAAAAGACGAAATGAATAAGGTGCGTAGAGCATTGGATTTGTTTAAAGTGGAAGACAAAGTGCCAAGGCATTTTATAAAGTTTATACGTGATGGAGTATATGAGTTTCGTGTAAACTATGGCAACAATGAATTTCGTATCTTTTTTATATATGATGGGGACACCATTGTTGTTCTTTTTAATGCTTTTAAGAAGAAAACTCAAAAGACGCCTGAAAGTGAAATAAAGAAAGCTATAAAATTGAAGGAGGAATATTATGCAGCTAAAAGAAATCAGTAAGGATATTTATGACTTGGATGCTTGGTTGGATGAAGGTCTGGGTAAAGAAGGTACTTCAGAGCGTGAAAAAAACCGTGAAAAGGCTTGGGAGGAATACAATGCGCAAATTTTACTTGATGCCCGTAAAAATGCCCGTCTTACACAGGCGGAATTAGCTAAGCGTATAGGTGTTGATAAAGGCTATATATCAAGAGTGGAACGAGGATTGACGGTACCGACTGTTGCAACGTTATATAAGATTGCGGCAGCAATGGGGTTAACGGTTGAGCTGCGTCCTATTTGATTTAAACAGTATATTCTTGTATCATATAAAATTTGTACTTGGAAAAAAATTTGTATTTCCGAATTATATTTATTCGTAAAGAATGTTCCCATGATATGATATGTTCAACCATTTAAAGAAAACGATATGAGCAAGATTTCCAAAGAACAATATGAATTTGCATTGTCAAGGGTGGAGGAGCTTTTACCTTTGGTTGATGATAATACGCCTGCAAATAGCAAAAGTGCAGTGGAGCTTACTATGATGTCTGACATAGTGATTGCTTACGAGAAAGAGCGTTATCCGATAGAAAAGCCAACCGTGTCGGAACTTATAGAGCTTTCCCTTGAAGAAAAGGGTATGACACAAAAGCAGCTTGCAAATGAAATAGGTATAAGCCCTTCTCGAGTGAACGATTATATTGCCGGACGTTCAGAACCGACATTGAAAATCGCTCGACTTCTTTGCCGTATTCTGAATATCCAACCTGCCGCCATGCTTGGACTGTAAATTAAAAGTTGAGAGGAAGAACAGGCCGTCTGACGGATTTTCTTCTTTGGTTTATCCTATGATTGATATCAGACCTGATAATTTCCAATTCACTTGCATCTGCCATGTCTGGAGCCACCCTTTTATACCATTTGTATAGAGTATAGGCCGACATATAATCTTTGATGCCGTTTGTGATAGCCCGGTTCTGATTCGTATCGTATGAATCAGGCATTTGGCATGTGAAAATAAACTTTTCTTTTTGATCTGCAGGTTGTGATGGCGAAAGATGGCCGGACAGCAAATCGGTAATCGCTGATGCTGCCGTATTGATATACTCATTAAGAATATCATCGTCATCGTCGCTTGCCTGTGTTTTTGTTGCATGGTTGATACGGGAGAGCTCGCCGTCCTTGTTTGCTTCACCTGTTACAAAGGCTTCTGTTTTGACCTGCAGAAGCACATCTTTTTTTGTTATTTCAAATTGAACAGTCATATTCTTTGAGGTCTTGTTCTCCTCGAAAGGAGTAGGTTAATATTGAGGATATTGTTTTTTGCATATTCGCTGTATTTTCCCGCATCGTTTTCTTCTCTTGCGATATGGAACCAGTTGTAGCATGATTGATTGATGATATACGTTTCCATTTCCGATTGTAACGCTTCGGATGTGGCCCTGTCAAAATTCGAAGGTGTCTCAATGGTTATTCCGTTGTCATTTAAAACAGGATGATACGCTGAAACGAAAGCGGTCATGGATATGATCGAACTTCTAATGAGGTCGTCGATGATATTTCTTTCGTCTTCCGTCACCGCAATGCGATCCAGTCCGTTTTCAACGTTTTTGCCTATAAAGCCGGTTATTTTGGAGATACCCTCGAATATCAAGGCTCTGTTGATGTTGATTACTGTTGTCATACTGTATCTTATTTTGATGCGTTCTTTAAATCTTCGATACTCTTTGATATTGCACTTGCAGTCGACTCTGTTCCTTCCTCACTTAAGGGTTCGGCTGCTATAGGAGGCAATACATACTTTAGCACATTGATATATGTGCTAAATTTAGCAGGGGAATCCTTCGGTAGTTCTTCCCAATACTTGACGAAGTCGTTGAAATGGTCAATGATAAAATCTGACATCTTCATGCGGATTTCCAACTTAATCTTATTTGGTGTTCCTTTTACTCTTCCCCCGACTTTCGGTGCTCCTTTCGGTCTTGCCATATATAGTTTGTAAATAGTTTTTATTGCAAATATAACAATGTATGAAACAATAATATATGTGCATTTAATTAAAGTATCAATTTAACATGTGCGTAGTGGTCCTGTAATCTTACATTTGTGGAAAAAAGTATTGATATGTTGGGATTAATAGGAGGCGGCTTAGGGCTTGCAAATTCAATGTTTGGAGGTATCAAGGCGGCTAAAGAAAGAAAGCGTCAGGATCGGATCATCCGCGAAGCTAAACAGCGAAATGAAGATTTCTTCAATAGCGAATATTACCAGAATTATATGGATCGATCGGATGTACAGGCGGCCATGAAGCGGGTAAGGGATACGATGAGAAAAAGCAACCAAACTGCTGCAGCTTCGGCGGCTGTAACAGGCGCAACCCCGGAAGCTGTCGTTGCACAAAAGCAGGCGAACAATGAAATTATTGCTGATGCCGCGTCCGGCATTCAGGCAAATGCCGATGCGTATAAGAACAATGTAAAATCCCTGTACCTAAATCAGCAGAATGCACTTGATCAGGCTCGTCTTGGCCAATCAGCCATGTCGGAAAGAGGTTATGCCGGTATGGCTGGTGGTGCTTTGCAGACTGCTGGTAGCCTGCTTGGAAACTCCAAGTTAGCGGGTAAGATGGTAGATAGACTGGGAAGTGTGTGGAATAAATAAGGATTGATATGGGATTATTATTCGAAAAGCTAAAAGCAAGACAAAAGCCGGACGGCACGTTTACTCCGGCTCCTGCTGAAGATACGCCTATGTTGTCCGATTCTTCGTTAAATGTTCCTCGACCGGAATATCCAGACAAAGTAGAGGTGGGACCGGTATCACAAACAAACATTAAGCCTCAAACTATATATGATATCGTAAGTCAGTACGGCAGGCCGCGCTCGTATGAAAAAGAGGTCGCAGAAGCGGAACGGCAGAAAAAACTTGGGATGTTATCGGATATATTGGGGTTAGGTGTCAATCTTGCGACTGGTGTAGCCGGTCGTAGGATATTTGACCAGCCTCAATCGAACACAAGCATAGCTGACGCAAGATTGCAAAGACTGAAAGACCTTCAGCGGGCAGATAGCGTCCGATTCGATAATGCTCTTCTTAATGCCCGCTTACAGGATTATCAAAATGAAAGGGCCGCTGCTGCTGCAAAAGCTACTGCTGATTGGAATAAGTATAAGTTTGATATTGACACTCGACTTAAACTTGCAGAGAATACCCGTCGAGCAACAAAGGATAAAGCAGATGCAGAAATGCAGGCGGAGAGGGATAGAAAAACGGCTGAATACAGAAGGCAGAATCTTGATCTCCAGCGACAAAAAATTGCTGCAAGTCTGGACAAAGAAAAAGGAAAAGATAAGTTCGACTATTTGATTGGCCATAATGGGCGAAAAACAGTGATACCTAAAGACGAAGCAACCGCGGTAGCTGGGTATTTATACAATAGGATGCAGGAAATAATAGCTTCTAATCCTAACGACGGGCGTACAGTTGACGATATAAAAATGCAAATGGGTGAAGGCGGAGATCAGTCAACTAAGATGCTATCTATTGTGAAAAGGAAGATAAAGGATTTTCCAGAGTTACAGGATGAATTGGAGTCGATCTTAGATAGTCCATATCGCGCTGGTGAGACTCTGGTCGAAAAGAACAAAGAAAAGAAGTTGTGGGGAGAGAATATAGGAACTAAAAAAATCGGATGGTAATGGCAGAACGTGATAATACAGCGAGGTTATATGAAGTGCTGAAAGGTGAAGGCTATACGGATTTAGGAACATTGTCGGAGTTCGAAGGGAGTTTAAAGGATTCTGGGAAACGTGAACATGTTTATACGGTATTGTCAGAAAATGGATACTCTGATCTTGGCGATTTCAAGCAATTTGAAACGAAATTAGGATATGGAGAGGATACGGATAATTTCTTTGGGGATTTTGGCGAACGTCTTGCTGCTGGCGCTGGCCGTCTGGTAGGCTCTTCTACCAATTTACTGAAAAAGATCACTACCCCTGTCGAATCTGCTGTGGATTGGGCAAATGAGCATACTAAAGGGGCGGCTGGTGCGGCTGCACAGTCTCTTGCAGGTACTATTCCTGGGCTTGGCATGATTGCTCATATTCCAGATAAGAATGCTGGTTTAGAAAGACTCTCTAAAAACGCAGAAGCGTTCGCAGAAGATATGCATGAACGGTCGGATCGCTATAAAGGAAAAAGTTTTTCAGACCTATGGAGCGAGGGCGATTATCAAGGGGCGTTCGGTTCAGCTTTTTTGGATGCAGCCGAATCTGCTGCGACTTCTGCTGCTATTGCCGCAACAGGTGGTGCGGGACTTGTTGCAGCAGGGCTTACTACTGCTTCTGACAAATATGACGAATTGAGCCGGGAAAATCCAGAAATGGGCGAAACTTTAAAATGGGCTAATGCGATTGGAACGGGTGCGGCCGAAAGTTTGTCTGAAGTTTTTGGCGCGGGGATGATGGGCCGTACAGTAAGAAATATCTTACAGAAGAGTGGTCGTGAGGCAGCCGCCAATCTTGTAAAGAAGAATTTTCTTGATAAGATAGCCTCTTTTGAGGGGAAACATTGGTTTGCAATGCCGATAGCCTCAGAAGGCTTGGAAGAGGCCGGAAATGCTCTTGCCGGTTATGCGATAGACCGATTAACAGGTGTAGAGCGTAATGACAATATATTTAAAACGATGCTTGATGCCGGTGTTGCTGGTTCAATGGGAGGTGCACAGTTTTCTCCTTTTATTGGTGCAGCTAAAGGATATAGTGCTTATCAAAAACGGCAGATCACGAATAGATATAAAGAATCTTCAACTTTCGCCGGGGAAATCCTGCATGAAGATGTGGAAAAGTTCAATGACGCGATCGTTAATCGATTGAAAAATCCGAAATCAATACAATCTTTTATCGATAATGTTGCATCGGTTAAGAACTTGAATCCGGAGGAAAAGCGAAAACTTGAACAATACACGGTTGATCTGCTGAATTATAACGGATATGTAGACTATGTGCAGTCGCGTATTGACGAAGAAACAAGGCGCCGTATGGATGATATTGGCCGAACGGCCAATAAAGACATGGGGCAAGTTGTTACAGTCAAATTTCCTTCTTCAGACCAGCCGGTTTATATAACAGGCGGTAATATTGTTTTTGACGAAGAAGGATTGGTGGATGCAAAACAGTCGGATGATATTTTGTATTATCTTGATGAAAATGGCAAAGTCCAGCAAGGACGACCTGAAATGTTCGATAGTTTGATCGAACAGTATCCAGTTGAGCAATTATATGCCGATATCATAAACACGGTCCCCGGCGAAGTGATTGCACAAGAAGAGATGGAGTCCGAAGCAGCAGATATGCAGCCGGTGATGTTTAATCCTGGCGATTTGGTGAATTTGGTGGACGGTCGTCAAGGGATAGTGCAGCAGATGAGCGATGATGGAGGTGTTATCGTTGAAGTTGATGGCATGACGGAAGAAATAGGGGTGGATTCTATTATTGACAATATGTCAAAAAATCAAACCCAAAATGAGGATTCTTCAACGGATGGAGACAGCATAGTGTTAGAAAATGTGCCGGAAAAGACGTTGGAGAGTGTTGTCGCATCGTTGCCCAAACGAAATGACGGGACGATCGACTATAAGGCCATGACTCCACAGCAGCAATATGAATATACGTCCCTTTCCGAATCTCCTCAGACGGCTCTTGAAGATTTGCGTGCGGATATAGAGAATAAACGAAGTGAAATATCCAAGTCAGAATCCCGGATTGAGAAAGCATCGGGTGGGGAACGTGCATCGTTGCGGGATGAAATACGTGTAAAAAAACAGGAATTGGCAGATCTGGAAGCGTTTTACCGGACTGTCACGCCAGATGTGGATAGTTCTGCCGAAGAAAATGTTATTTTACCAGCATCCCAGACGGAAATTCCGATTAACCAAGAGTCAAATACTCCAGAATCATCTATTCCCATGGACGAGGCTGGTAATCCTATTTATCATCAGGCAGAAATTAGTGATACTTTAGATGCTCTTCTTGACGGTTCCCTGACACTTGAAGAAGTGGACCAGTTTGTAAATAATCATATTTCTGATGCAGAAAGGCGTTTAACCGAGTCGGGCAAAAAGGCTCCTATGATGGAGCTTGATATAGACGGTTATAAAGCCAGAAAAAAAGAGTGGGAAGAAGGGCGGAAGCCTATCGAACAAGAAAAGAGCTATTGGGAAGATATTAAATCAAAATTGCAGGATGCCCGTGTGAAACCGGGTGAAGAAGCTGCCATTAATTTAATGCGTAATACTGCACCACAAAGCGGGGAGGAACTGGCTGCGCAAATGCTGGCCAATGGTTCTATAAAGTTGCTGCAGGATGATTATCGACGTGAAACCGGAGGACGTATATCTGAATCCCGTTCGCTGTTTGGATTGTTTGCCGGGAAAGATAAAGGTGGCGTATCGATAGAGCGTGCCGGCGAAATCCTGATGCAGGCAGATTTAGAGAACGGCACTAATTTCTTTGACCAGAAAGATCCGAATGCTGGTCGTAATGCTATTATTGAGGTGCTTTCGACGGCGCGTACCCGTGGCGATCTGATCAATTACATCAAGAACCGCCGCGAAGCGAAAGCCGAGGAGATGCGGCAGGCAGAATATAACGAATATGCTCGCTGGTGTGAGGAAAATTATCACCTTTCGCCTGAAGATTATGAGGCATACGAAGATGCGGTTGTTCGTGATTTTAAAGAAAAGATGCTTACTGATGAAGAACAATTTGAGTTGGATTCTCAGATGGCTGACGAAATTCGGGCAATCCAGGAAGAACTGGAAGAAATAGATGCTATATTAGCACAAAATAGAACAGAAAAAGATGAAAACACTGAAGGAAATGACGAAAGCGGAGGCGATGTCTTACGCGAAGGAGGCAGCGAGATACTGCAAGGAGAACAATCTGCTCAGACCAGGCGAAGTGGAGAAATTGAAGCAGGAGAACCGGCTGGCCCCGGTGTTGATCGCGCGAATGGAGTTGCACAAGAAAGCGCACCCGGAGAAATAAAACCGATAGGTAAAGGAGTCTTTGGTGATATCTATGATCAATTCAGAGGCAAGGCTAAAGAAGCGATAAAGTTCCTCTTAAGGAAAAGAAGCGGAGAAGCGATAGGTGCACTTCACCACAAAGAGGTCGGAGACATAGATCTTGTTTGGGGCAAAGAGGGGACAGGGAAGAGCAATGGCTTTGGACTATCTAAACTTGCCAAGTTCCACCCCGAGGTTCTCGACAGCTTGCAGGACATCTTAGACGACATGGTGGTGATAAGCCGTAGTGCTAACCGTGTAAACCTTGAGAGTAAAACGCATAAAGCGGCTGTGCGCCTTGAATGGGATGGAGAGAAGAAGAATTGGCTATTGACTGCCTTTGAAAAAAAAACGCCTACGGCTACTGAGAGGACGACAGACATTGGCGATACTGAATTGCAGAATGACACAGCTCCTCTGCAAACCGAAAGCTCTTCTACCGACAAAGATAGCGATTCATCTCGTAATATCAACGATTTAAGCGAAAAAATTGCAGATGCCGAAGCAAATACCGATATAAATCCTACCGAAGCCCAGAAGGAAGCCGGCAATTACAAGAAAGGGCATGTGCGTGTAGGTACATTTGATATTAGCATCGAGCAACCGAAAGGTTCTGTTCGTAGTGGCGTGGATGCTAATGGTAAGAAGTGGGAAACGACCATGCAGAACACCTACGGCTACATTCGTGGTACGGAGGGCGTGGACGGCGACCATATAGATGTGTTCCTATCTGATGATATTGATGGGTGGAACGGTCGAAAAGCGTTTGTGGTGGATCAATACAACGAGGACGGCAGCTTTGACGAGCATAAGGTAATGCTTGGCTTCAATGAGGCGGCCGATGCCGAGACGGCTTATTTCGCCAACTATGACAAAGATTGGGCGAAGAAGCACAAGACGGTGGTAACCCCCGTAAACTTGGAGGATTTCGAGAAATGGATAGGTAGCAGCCACCGCAAGACAAAAGCGTTTGCAGAATATAAGAGTGTGAAGACAGAAGACGTTCCTCAAAAAGTGGAATCTTCTGTCTCCGGCAATGGATACACTATTGAGCCGGCACAATACACTACCAAGCGAGGCAAGGTATTGGACATGCACCTTGTAAAATTTCAGTCGGAATTGCGCAAGGAAGTTCAGAAGCACACAGCCATGTTCGCCAAAGAGATGAAAGGCTGGTGGGATAGAGAAAAACGTGGATTTATGATGCGTAGTGAAGAAGATGCCAGACGATTGGTTGACTACGCCACAGATGCACAATCACAACCCCCATTATCTCTGTCCGATTTGTCTAAGGTCAATGACGGTGATGTGCAGTTTGCAGAGTCTCCACAGGCGAAAATACAGAAGCAAGAGGAAAAACAGGAATATACCCCTGTATGGCAATACTCTGTTTCTGTTGACAAGGAAACAGGATATACCACATTGAAGCGTGATGACGTGAGCGACTCTATCCCTATTGGGGATGGACGTTTCAATTACACAGCAAACAGTCCTGAAGAAATGTTGGAGATTGTGCGCAATCCTAAGAATTTCGATCAGGAGCTGCGTGATGCTGTTGAAACTATTCTTGAAAACAAGGTCAAGATTAGGGAAATTGCACGTGCAGAAAAAGCAAAAACCGTAAAGCAAGAGCCTAAGTCGGAAAATAATCCGAGCGGCAACCGTCTTGTTACCGATGAACGGTACGCTGAGCTTCGCGAGCGTATGCGCAAGAAACTTCTCGGTCAAATGAATATCGGCATAGATCCAGAGATACTTGCAATCGGTACGGAAATGGCAGTGTATCATCTGGAGAAAGGATCGCGGAAGGTTACCGAGTATGCAACGGCCATGATTGCAGACTTGGGTGATGCCATACGTCCATATCTCAAAGCGTTCTATAATGGCGCAAGGGACCTGCCCGAAGTTTTAGAAAATGGTTTGAACAAAGAAATGTCTTCTTACGATGAAGTTCAGGCATTTGATGTAACCAATTTTGATAAACCTGGCATTGACATTTTTGCGACTGCTGAAACCATAGCGAGAGAAGCAGAAGTAAACAAGGAAGTTGAAATTGCTGAAGAACGTATAAAGAAAACTCGTTCGACGCGCAAAAAGGTTGAGAAAAAAACAGTAATTTCGCGTAAATCAAACAGCTTAGATTTGTTTGACAATCAATTTGATAATAACGAAACTAATAACAAAGATGGATTACGAAGAAATGATGCAGTTCGCCCCGAAGGATTGTCAACCAACGGTAATCGACACGGGCAAGGATTATCAAGAGGCACTGAAACAAGTGGCGAAAACGAACAACAAGCCGGTAGAGGAACTGACAACGAAAGAGAAGGAACAGGGGATGCAGTCGATAGGGCTGTGCGACCTCGACTTTCAGATGCCATAGAAGAAAAAAAGAACATCCGCAACAATCATTCTGAACGTGGCAAAGACCATGCTCCGACATCGGTAGATGCACGTATCGAAGCCAACATCAAGGCTATCGAGCTTGCAAACCTGTTGCTTGAAAGTGGCGAACAGGCTACAGAAAAACAGATGCAAACCCTTCGCAAGTTTAGCGGCTGGGGCGGTTTGGGTAAGGCTTTCAACGAAGGTACATCGTATGCTCCTAACCCCATTGCAAAGAAACTCCGTGAATTGCTTGGCGAAAAGGCGTATAAAGAGGCTGTAATGAGTGCAAATAGTGCTTATTACACTCCGGCATACGTTGTGGATACGCTTTGGGACATTGCCGAACAAATGGGCTTCAATGGTGGAAACATTCTTGAAGGTTCTGCCGGTATCGGCAATATCTTGGGACAGATGCCTACAAACATCAGTGAGCGTAGCGATATCCATGCCATAGAGATTGACGGAACTTCAGGCGGTATTCTCTCGCTCCTTTATCCTGATGCCAAAGTGGAAATACAGGGCTTTGAGCAGACACGCATACCTAACGGCAGTGTGGATTTGGCTATTACCAATGTTCCGTTCGTTACCGGACTCCGTGTAAACGATATCACGGGTGACAAAGACCTGTCGAAGAAATTCCACAATATACACGATTTCTGTATAGCAAAGAATGTGCGCAAACTGCGTGAGGGCGGTTTAGGCATTTTTATCACGTCCAACGGTACGCTTGACAACAGCAAGAAACTCCGTGACTGGATTGTGAGCGAGGGAGGTTCAGACTTCGTGGGTGCTTTCCGTATGCACAACAAGACTTTCGGCGGCACCGGAGTAACCTCTGACATCGTTGTTATTCGCAAGCGTGTGAACGGACAGAAGTCTGTCCATGCCATTGATGTAAGCGATGTGAGCGGAGAACGTATGACGGAGTACGACACTGGGGAAACACGCAAGGTCAAGGGCAAGGAAACGCCTGTCATCAAGCAACTTTCGATGGACTACAACCGATATTTCATTGAACATCCCGAAAATATGGCAGGTGAAATGCATTTTGCATTTGAGAAAGGCGACACTTTCCGCCCGACAAGCAAGAGCTTATATCCTAAGCAGGACAAGAAGCAGGAAGATATGTTATCGGAGTTTGTCCGTTCATTCAGTGCAGAGGAATTTGGCGAACGCAACACAGAACTTGTCACTGATGCAATGCCCGGCAAGAAGATTGGCGAAGTGTTTGTCAAAGACGGAAAGCTGTACATCAACTCAACCGCAAGCGCACAACCTCTCGATGTGAATGCCAATAAGGTAAAAGGACATACGAAAGTGGAATGCTTCGAGGCGTACACCGCCATCAAGGAAGCCCTTGCGGAAGTCCTTTCCTATCAGACCGAGAACGAAAGTGATGAGGGACTGAAGCCCTTGCTTGACAAACTCAACAAGGCATACGATGATTTTGTTTCCACATACGGACACTTCAACAAGAACACAGCCATTGCATTCCTCCGTAATGATGTGGACTATGCCAATGTGTTCGCTCTTGAAAAGTTTGAAGAAACGGCAGATGAAAAAGGGAACCGGATACAGAAATTTGACAAGACCGATATATTTAGCAAGCGTGTTGTTGAAAAAGAGAAAGAGCCTACTCCTACCAATATCAAGGACGGTATTATTGCAAGTATCTTCAAATTCGGTCGTGTTGATGTACCATACATCGCGGAACAACTTAGTACAGGTATCGAGGATGTGAAGAATGAAATAATCGAAAGCGGTTATGGCTTCGAGAACCCTGTAACCCGGCAGATGGAAACATCGTATCAGTACTTGAGTGGAAATATCCGTGAAAAACTCCGTCAAGCAAAGGAAAACAACGAGAATGGGAAATTTGACCGTAACATCAAGGCATTGCAGGAGGTTATGCCTATGGAAATTCCTGCGCATTTGATTGATTTTACCCTCGGAAGCTCTTGGATTGATCCGAAACTATATGAGGATTTCGTAAAAGAACGCACGGAGGTTGACGTACGGTTTACAGCTGTTGGTGGTACTTGGTTTATGAAAGAACCATACTTTACTAACTATGAAAAGAACCGCGCAATGGGTGTAACCAGTGAAATGCTCGGTCGAACCATTATGGGACACACCCTCATAGAAGCCGCCATTCAGAATAAGAGCATCACGGTTTCCACTACCAAGAAGCATTATAACGGCACAACCGAGACCATTACCGACAAGGAAGCGACACAGGCATGCGCTGCCAAGATTGACGAAATTCGTCAGGACTTCAAAGATTGGGCAAGGCAGAAGATGCAAAGCGATCCAAAAATGTCTGCATTGATTGAACGTATCTATAATGATACGTTCAACAACTTTGTGCCGATGAGCGTACCCGATGAGTTTGTGCCAGAATATTTCGGTGGTGCTTCTCATGAGTTCAAGATGCGCCCGCATCAAGGCAGAGCCATTGTTAGAGGCACACAACAGCCTTTGTTGCTTGCCCATGAGGTTGGAACTGGAAAAACCTTTACTCTAATCTCCACCGCTATGGAAATGCGCCGTTTAGGGACTGCACGCAAACCGATGATTGTAGTACAGAACGCTACCGTTGGACAATTTGTTGCGAGCGCAAAAGAACTGTACCCCAATGCCAAGATACTGACACTTGAAGAAGCAGACCGTAATGCAGAAGGCAGAAAGAATTTCTATGCCAAGATACGCTACAACGATTGGGACATGATTGTCGTTCCACAATCGACCTTTGAATTTATCCCTGACAGCGAGGAAAGGGAAATGGCTTTCGTGCAAGACAAGATTGAGGAGAAGATGCTTATTCTTGAAAAGATGAAAGAGGAAGATCCAGACGGGAAGAGCATGATTACTCGACAGGCTGAACGGGAAATTGAATTGTTAGAGGAACAGCTTGCCGAACTTACAAATAATGCTTCAAAAAAACGTACTGCCAACGATGAAAAGAAACGTGCAATAGCCTTGCAGAATGCAGAAGTTAAAGCCATGGAAATGCTTGATCGCCGGACTGACGATGTGGAAAACTTTGACGACATGAGCATTGATGCTCTGCTTGTAGATGAAGCGCACGAGTATAAGCATCTCGGATTTGCCACTGCCATGCAACGTGGAGTTAAAGGCGTGGACCCGTCATACAGTAAGAAGTCGCAAGGCGTATTTCTGAAAACACAAGCCATTTTGGAAAAGAACAACGGACGGAACGTAATATTCGCCACTGGTACACCCATTAGCAACACCGCTGCAGAAATTTGGACATTTATGCGCTATCTCATGCCGGCTGACACGATGAAAGAGTACGGTATCTATTACTTTGATGACTTTGTGCGCAACTTCGGTAACATTCAGCAAATGTTGGAGTTTACCACAAGCGGAAAATTTAAAGAGAACAACCGTTTCGCCGGATATGTCAATCTTCCTGAACTGGTGCGTATATGGTCGGGAGTGTCCGATACCGTCCTGACTAAAGAAGCCGGTGGAGTAAAGGACAAGATTCCCGAAATGGAAGGAGGAAAGGCACAAGATCTTTATCTGCCACAGACACGTGCATTGCGTAGCATTATGAAGTTCGTAAAGAACGAACTTGAACAGTATGAGCAGATGAGTGGCAAGGAAAAGAAAGAGAATAGCCATATTCCTCTTACGATGTACGGTATTGCCAAAGCCGCAGCCGTGGATGCCCGACTGGTTCTGTCCGATACGGAGGACGATCCGAACAGCAAGACCAACGAAGCCGTACGCCAAACTTTGCGCTCACTGAAAGAAACAGCCGACTACAAAGGTACGGTTGCCATCTTTGCCGACAATTACCAAAACAAGCAGAGCGGTTTCAACCTGTACGATGACATTAGAGACAAATTGATTGCAGAGGGTGTTCCTGCTGATGAGATTGTAGTAATGAGGTCGGGAATGACCGTCAAAAAGAAACTTGAAATCTTTGAAAAGGTAAACCGTGGCGAGGTTCGCGTGATTCTCGGTTCGACCTTTACGCTTGGTACGGGCGTGAACATTCAGGAGCGCTTGCATACACTGATACATTTGGATGCGCCCAACCGTCCTATGGACTATACCCAACGCAATGGGCGTATCTTGCGACAAGGTAACTTGCACAAAGATATGGGTAAGCCTGTACGCATCTTGCGTTTTGGAGTTGAGGACAGTTTGGATGTTACCGCATACCAACGTTTGAAAACGAAAGGAGCCATTGCCGACAGCATCATGAACGGTAAACAGGTAATGACAAACAGTATGTCCAATCGTGTGCTTGAAGAGGAAGAGGATGTGTTCGGTGATACTATAGCCCAACTCTCTGGAAGTGAATATGCGATGTTGAAAAATAATGCGGAAAAGAATGTACGCAAATATGAAAGTAGAAAAAAGCAATGGGAAGCCGATCAAACCTATATCCATAATGCTAAACCAAGATTAAAAGGCTTGATTAAAGACGCAGATGCACGTATTGAGAAACACAGCAAATTGTTAGCTGATATTCGATCTGCATTTCCCGATGGTAAGTTCAAAGAGATTGTTATTGGAAAAAATCATTTTACGGCCGTTGAAGGCATGGATGATTTTTTCAAAGAATATAATAAAAGTATACTTGCGGATGCCAAGAAGATAAAAGATGGTGATATTGCCGGTGATCAGACACGAGAATTAACCGTGCAGATTAGCAATTTCACTTTTAAAGTAAAAACCTTTTTGCAAAAGGAAATGAATCGGGACGGTGGTGCTTTGTTTGTAGAAGTACATCGTAAAATGTACTATTCCTGTCCCGAACTTGATTTAGAGGCAGTGCCTGTGAAGCAATCGTTACTACGAAATGCTATTGAAGACATTGTAAAGAATGTGATTACGGGTAAAGATGATGCCAACAGGTTGGAAGTTGCTAAGAATAGTAAAAAGCATAACGAGGCTGAATTGGAACAGCTTTTGTCGAGAGAAGGTAAGCCTTTCGAATATAAGGATGAACTGGTGCAGGCGAAAAAACAGTTTGAAGAGTATGCCGAACTGATGAAAAAAGAGCTGCAGGAAAAGGAGGCCAAGTATGCAGAAATGGATAAAACTGTTGAAACTGCTACCGATATCGTTAATATCGGAGAAGAGGATGAAGCGCAGTCTCATATCAATCGTAAAGACGATAAGAATGTCCGCTTCCGCAGTGCTTCCGATTCTTTAATGGAAACCTCGTCTAAGTTTTCACAGGTGGCAGCCATTGATGAATTGGCAAGTAGCCTACATATTCCGATACACATCATCCGGGATATAAACGATATCACGGACGAGGACAAAGATACTCAACGGAAGAAACGAGGGTCCAAAGGTTGGTATGATATGGAAACTGGCGAAGTATATTTGGTTTTGCCCAATGCCGAAAACATCGCCGACGCACAAGCGACCGTTTTACACGAGGTCGTTGCGCATAAAGGGCTTCGCGGACTATTAGGAGAAAAGTTTGACGACATGATGGATTCTGTCTATCGCAACCTACCGGAAGATGTGCGCCGTAAGGTTACCCGTGCCGGACTTTCCCGCTATGGGGGAGACTTCAGGATCGCGACGGAAGAGTATTTGGCTTCTGTTGCAGAAAATGGTGTATCCGAGCCGTCCATTTGGCAAAAGATAAAATCGGCCATCCGCGGATTTTTCCGGTCGTTGGGAATCGATTTGCGTATGCGGGATGAAGATATTGCTTATATGTTATGGAAGAGTAAGAACCGTCTTGAAAAAGGTGATTCACTTGTTACGATCATTCATAAAGTGGCCAAAGATGGAAATATGCGTGATACATTGTTGTTCCGTGATCCCTTGGTGCGTGGCGGGACAATACTTAGTACTCCATCGGAAGACAGAAGAACAATGATACGGACCATTGGTGCAGTATCGGAAGGTGTGAGAAGTTTTTCCGCTATGACACGTGAATTCTACAAGCGTTTCCGTGAAGGCTACCAAGACCAGAAGATCCACATCCTTGACTTTCAAAAGGCTGTAGAGAAAGAGACGGGACACAAAGTAAAAGATTATGAGGATGCCTATATCTACGAGAATACGACGCAGGGACGGGCAGAATATGATGTGAACCATTTCAAAGCGAATGAATTTGCCGCCTTAGTGAACGAGGTTGCCCGCTTATCCAGAGATGGCAAGAATATAGACAAGGATAAACGACGCAAGGTTGATCTTTACATGAAGGCAAAGCACGGTTTGGAACGTAACGAAGTAATGCGTCGTGAGGCACTTGCATCAGTAGAACAGCCATCTCCCGAACTGATTGAATCGATCGGTAATAAGGACTTTGCCGGGCTGACCGCCATAACAAAAGCCTTATCTGCGGAGACAAAGGGTATGGATGAAGATATTGTTCGCCGGTTTGTCGAAGAGTTTGAAAAGGAGAATGATACGAAGAAACTTTGGGAGGCAGTAGGGAAAGCAACCCGCGCCACGTTGGAGAAGATGTATCAATGCAATCTGATCAGCCGTGAATCCCGTGATCGTATTTCTGGTAAATATGAATATTACGTTCCTTTGAAAGAGTGGGAGGAAACGACTGCAGGCGATATCTGGGACTATATAGATAGTAACCGTGATATAGTTTCCAATCCGATCAAAAAGGCAAAAGGGCGTACTTCTATGGCAGGTGACATCTTGGCGAATATTGCAAGCGACTACGAAAGCGCGACAATGATGGGTTATAAAAATCTTGTGAAACTTCGCTTTGCTAATTTGGTCCGAAATAGTAAGACCGGCATGGCAAGCGTTTCCAGACAATGGTATGTAAAGAGCGGTGTTGATGCCGAAGGTCGTACGCTTTGGGAGCCGGTGTCCGCAACCGGATTGACAGAGGATGCCGAAACGAATGCAAGTATCATTAATGATTTCGAGGAAAAGATGAAGGAACTGCAGGAGAAAGGTGAGGCTAAGACGCAACGGGAAGTATTGAACCTTGGTGTGCCGATCAAAGATTGGCAAGAGCAGCAGCATGTCGTCAGAGTAAAAGAAGGTGGACGTGACCTATTGGTTTACATCAATGGGAATCCAGTCGTTTCTCAAGCAGTCAATGGCATTAATAGAGCGAGTCTTGATAATGTGGTTCTGAAAGGATTGAACAATGTGCGTAAATTCATGATGCAGAATTATACTTCGCGCAATATTAATTTCATCCTCCGCAACTTTGCACGTGATTTTTTCTATGCCAACACGATGAATTTTGTAAAATATGGAGCAGCTTACGAAGGAAGGTTCCTTAAAAACTATCCTCTGGCCCTTTGGCGTATCGCCAAAGTAGAAATAGGGGGAAGGACTGATTTGGAATACGAAGCGTTTCTTCGTGGTGGCGGCAAGACCGGATACGTGGCGACATTCGGTTATGATAAGTACAAGAAAGAGGTGGAACGTCTGTAGAATCTAAATGCGGGTGGCCGTGTCCCTGTCAAAGATGTGTTCAATGTGCTTGGGGGATACTTCGAAATGGTGAACGGCGTGGTAGAAAACGGTGGACACTTTACGACTTATCTTACAGCCAAAGAATCTGGAATGACAGAACTACAAAGTATCAACGCAGCAAAAGAAGTGTCGGTAAACTTCAATCGACGAGGTAGCGGTGCGATGGGTGCGGTTTATATGCAGAACTTCTTTCATTTCTTTAATGCGGCTATACAAGGAACGCATAATTTTGCTCATGCGGCAAAGCATAATCCCGTACGAGCAGGTGCGGCTATTGCTATGTGGGCGACGCTTGGATTTGCCGTTAGTACTTTGTCTAAAATGCTTTTCGGAGATGATGACGAGTATAACGATATCCCAGATTATGTACGGCAGAATAATTTGATCCTGCCTATAATGGGTGCACCGGGGAAATATGTACTCTTACCGCTTCCTGTTGAGCTGCGAATGCTGTTCGGGCTTGGTGATATGTCGGCACAGTAGACAAGAGGC